GCCAAGCCGAGGCTTGGCATTCGTCGTGCAAGAGTTGAAGATGCTGTGCCACAACGTTCGTGGGCACGCCCTGCACTCCAAGAGGTTCGTCAACTCCTCGTGCCGCATCCGGAGGGATGTGGTCGATGCGCTGACTTACCTGGCAGTGCGCGAGCCCGAGAACGCCTTCGCCTTCACCCGTCTCGCTCGGGCACTCCCGGAGCCCCCTCAAAGGGCTACGGTCTGTGCTCTCCAGAGCGCGAAGGTGATGGCGACCTCCGATTATCCCACATCGGCTGCCTCCTTGGAGTCTCTCCGTTCCTTTGTTGCTCTTACGCCTGGCGTAAGTGGCAATGGCAAGGTTCGGGCTCCGAGAAGGCTTCCCTCTTCGCTTTCCAGTTGTCTCGAGTGGCCTGCCACTCGAGGTGGCGTCGACGGCTACCTTGAACATCTCGGACAAGGGTGCGAGGCCCGGGGTGAGACCCAGGCCAAGTACCACCCATGGGCTGGTGACTCGCTCGGTGCCTTCTGCCTGCAGAAGGCTCGAGTGATCCTCAGACCATGCCAAGGGGTGTCCGAGGACCTTAGGGAATCTTATCGTTGCGCGGGTGTGTTGTACCTCAGGTCTCAGGGGAAACCCTTTGGCATGAAGGCACACGCGCTCAGACAATCCGGATACAAAGTTCGGGTGATTGGTGTCCCCGATTGCTTGACCTTTGTAGAAGGATCGTGGATCCGTTCCCCGTTGCGCTGGTTGGCTCCCAACCACTGGCGTATCGAGGACGGGTCCCTTGAGATTCCCAACGGTCTTCAGTACAAGCATGGCGAAAGGTTCGCGTCCTTGGACTTGTCCAAGGCCACGGACGGGCTTTCCCATGCTTGCATTAAGGTAGTCGTCGAGGCTCTTGTTAGCCGTGGTCTCATCCGTCCTGCGGATGAAGCCATGGCTCTCAGGAGTCTTGGATTGCGAGGCGGAGCGACCTGGAGCTTCACTGACCTTGGCGACAAGATCGGTGAAGGGTCGTTCCGGCGAGGGAGTCCGATGGGCACGCCTCTGTCCTTTGTTGTGCTCTCTTGGGTGAACGCCTGGGCCACCAGTGCGTTCTCTGAGAGTCTCACTCACGGAGATGACGCCGTGGGGCGTTACAGGGTCAAAGCCTCCTCTCGCAGGGGAGGTCTGGCTTTGGACCTGTACGCTGACCGCGTCGAATCCGTGGGTGCTTCTCTCAACGTCCGCAAGACCTTCAAGGCCGACCACTCTTGGACGGCCTGTGAGATTCTTGCGAGACCCAAGGAGCGGAACAAGGACGGAATGGCTCTCTACTTCCCTCCCTCCATCCCACCATCGGTCCTCCGGGCACCGGTGGGAGCCGACCCCAGGCTCGACAACCTGGGGCTTAGGCGGATGGAGAGAGTGATGAGAGCTCGCTTCCCGTGGATCGTGAAGGATCCCCGCCTGCATCTTCCGGTGCAAGTGGGTGGCCTCGGATACACAGGTCGCGGGTTGTCCGTATCTCGTAGTTTGCGCGCACGCCTCGGTGCCCTGGTTTCCAGGGGACCGAGTGCCGTGGTTGCAACCGACTTGATAGGGACAAAGCCATTCCGCGAGGCGGGCCTCTACCCGCAGCCTCTCGTTCGCGTCGTTAAACCGGCGTCGTACTGGAAGGCACAGAGAGCGATCTCTGTGTGGTTCCAGCCCGGCGGTTCTGCGACCGTGCCGCTTGAAGCGCTCCTGTCCTTCAAGTCTTGTCTCATCGAGGATGAGATAAGGCTCTCCGAAGGTGAGCACTTCAAGCGGAAGAGGGCTGCGGATAGACCAGACAGGACAAGAAGGTCGGCCGTGTTCCGTCGTATGGGGGTCAAGCCCGCCAAGCCTCTTTCGAGGTCTGGTGGGGTTCCCGCGCTCATACGATGGGCCAAGCTCTCTCGCGAGAGTTTGGTCACGGTCGACCAAGACATAGCTTCTGAGATTCGGGAGAGAATCA